GTAGTTTCTCAGTGCTGGAAATTACAGTTCCGTTTTTATCTAGCTTCTTTATAGTTTCAACAAACTTCCTTTTATTTGGCTTTATCCTGTCTTTTAAGACACTTTCAAACTGTTCTTCTGTAATACTATACCTCGATTGATTTCTACCCTTTACGTTAGCTTTAATCTTTAATCCTAATTTTGTAGCTTCTTTAGTACTTAACCACTTTCTAAATTTATCCATCACTTTAATTTGATTGTTTTTTAATTGATTTGTTTTTACCAGTTTGATTGATTATTAAAACATTGCTCATTTCCAATGTAACCGTCAAGCCAAACGTCACCGTCAACTTCAAACCATTGCTTATTTCCTGTGCATTCGTTCATAACTTCTAATGAATAAGAACGGCTTGTAAGGTGGTCGTCTGTTATAATCCCGCAATTGCAATCGTTAAAACTGTCTTTCTTGCAACTTGTTAACATTGCACCAACTGCTAATAAAATAAATAATCCTGTAATAAAATCTTTAATTTTCATAATCTTAAGAGTTTCTAAGTTTAACTATTATAACTATCAATACAAAAACTCCAAATACTGCGTACAAAGGTGCGAAGTTAGAAAGTGCTAAAGCTAGTAAGCATATGCCAACTGCCATCATTGTTAAAGCTACTATAAATGAGATAAACGATTCCATAATTTTAATTGTTTAATTGTTTAATTGTTTAATTGTTTTACAAATATATATTAAATTTTTAATACCGCAATACTTTTTTTAATCTTTTTCTTTTTTATTTTCTAACCACTTATTAAAACATTTATCCGTATCACAGTGTAAAGCGTTGTTCTTCACCTTCTTACCACAAACAACACAGGTTTTATTTATAAATAAACTATAGTGAATTATTCTTTTCATGTCCTTAAATATAGTTATTAATTAATATTTAAGTTGCTGGTTCTCCAGTTTTAATTCGTAAACCTTATCCCTTAATTCCTCATTCTGTTGCTTTAATCTTTCAGAGTAATCTTTTAAAGCTTCAGCTTCTGCGTAAATACAATCTGTAAAGTATTCCAGACTCGCAACACTTTCACACCCGCCTTTGGTCAATTTAGCTAGTGGATTATCAATCATACCTTTTTCGTTAAATTGGTTGTATATTCTTCTTAAAGCTATATCGTACGTTTTAAGCGACTGTTTCACCTCGTACTTAATTCTACCATTCAATACGGTTTTCATTTCGTTACACGTCAAATAAATAGGTAATGCGGTCAAATCTTCTTTCTTACTTATCATAGGTTTTTATTTAAAAGGGAATATTGTCAACGTCATTACTTCCATAAGTCATTTTCGACATTCTTTCATGTTGTTTAGTTTTGTGCTGTACTTGTTCGGTTAGTATATCCATTTCAGTCTGTCCAACATTGCTGTATGTTTTTTCTAACGGGTTAACATTATCAATGAAGTATTTACAGTGATTGTCCCAACGTAGCTCAATTGGTTGTTCTCTTGGTGTTACTCCACCGCCTGTTATTGTTTCTTTCACTTTCCTAACATGTAACTCACCAATGTTCCAACGTTCGCTGTGTTGCGTCATTCTGTGAATTGTCCAGAAGTCATCAGCTCTATTTGCAAATTTTTGACCGCCTTCAGTGTCTGCTTTTTCAGGTGGCTTTAAGTGTCCTTCTAAATCGTG